TTTACTATCTGGTAAAACGGACTCTTTAATATCATCATCATGAATTATTTTTAAAATAACTGTAATATCATAATCAAGATTTTCTAATATCAACATATTTTTAATAATTCTAAATTGTTCTTTAAAAAAATCATATGGATATGAACCAATACCTAGTTCTGAATGTTCATTCACAAATTTTTCATATTGTTTAAAATATTTTTTTATTTCTTTTTCATCATCAGGAAAATAATAAAAATCTTCTTTCTCTTCCTCCTCTTCATCATCTTCATCATCTTCATCATCCTCTTTAAATTCTTTTAATAATTCTTCTAAATTTGGTAATATTTCATCTTTCATTAAATAAAATAAATCGAAACTAGTATAACCATCTCTCATACCTTCACTAAATAAATATTTTGATCCTCCAGCTTGACAAGCATTGAAAACATCTTCTATATCTTTAATATTACAAAGTTTATCGGGTTTATTACCACTAAATGAATTTTTTAAATCTGTAATTTTTTGCTTATCTTCAGTTTCAATCATTTTTTTTAAATATACTAAAGCGTATTCTTTAATTTGTTTTAATTTGCCTTCTGTTATAATCATACCTTGATTAGTGTAAAAATTGACTGTATCACATTCTGAAACACTTGATAATGAAACACCGTTTAATTTTCCACATGTTTCACTTTTAGACTGAAAAAGTCTTTTAATTTCTTCAAATAATCTAAAAGCATATTTCCAAGAGCATAAATATGAAATATATAAATTTTCACTAGAATTCTGCTCGATACACGCCATAGAACAAAATTGAATTTCATCATCTATTAACCTTAAAACAATTCCAAATGATTGATAACGGTCACTCGCAGCGTCTAAATTAAAACTATATCCACTATCATCACTACCACTTTTTGAATAACACCATCTTTCACCTAAATCAGGTGGTAATTTATCAACAATATAAATTGCGCCTCTGACAATACTAGATATTAAGGAGTCACTATGACCAGATTTTTTTTTTTTATCAATTATAAAACCTTTAACATTAGGATTTCTAAGATCTCCATCACTGATTTGTTTTTCAATCTCTGATTTAAAATATTCATACGCATTCATGACATCTTTTGATTCATTTTTATCAAAAGCATAATCACTTATGAATAATTCTGGTGTCCCATCTCTATTAATCAAACTAATTTTATATTGTTGAGTAAATTCATCTTCTTCATCTTCATCATAAATGATATCAGAATCATCATCTTCAGACCATCCTTCTTTTTTAAGATCTTTTCTTACTTCATCAATAAATTTTGTTATTTCTTTACCTGTATAATCTTCTTTATCATCATCTATATCAATATATTTTAAAAATAGTTTCTCATGTAAAATAAGGATTAATTGGTCAATATTTAATTTAAAATCTTCTTTTAATGATTTATATTTTACAATTGTATAATAGTCAAAAAATTTTCTTCTTGTTAATTTCAAATTATTATTTTTAAAATTGTCTTTAAAAAAATCTTCATATGCTTTATATGCTGTGTTTTTCATTTTCATAGTAACAATATCGTATTTATCTTCTTCTTCTTCTTCTTCTTCATCTAAATCTAACGATATCATTCTTTTTTTTAAATCTTCATCTTCTTCTTCATCATCAGTATCTATTTCATCACCTTTCCCTTTCTTTTTTCCTTTCTTGCCTCTCCCTTTCTTGCCTTCGCCTTCTCTAAAATCATCACCAGTATCAACTGGTCTATTTTCTTTTTTATATTGATTATAACCGTTAATAATTGTTTGGTTAAGAATTGGATCTTTTAATTTTCCTAGATCTAACGTGATGTGATATGTTTCATCTTTAAAAATTCTAGAAGAATTCATCAACTCCTCGGCCAGTGGTTTTATAGCTTGACTATAAGCCTCTGGAGATGGTATTATATTGGATTTATATCCATTATATTTATCATTTAATTTATCTACTAATTCTTTTACATGGTTAATTTTACCTGCTAGATCTAACATTTTTGAAGGTTTTGGAATTGTCATGTCACCTCTTGCTTTTGGGAATCTCTCCATCATTTTATTTATTTGATCATTCATATCATCAAACATGTCTTTAGCGTTAATTTCTGTCATTTGTTTAAATCCAGATTCTATCGCATTTTCAATCGTGTCAAAAACTGTTTTTGCTATAGTACTAAATGGAAATGGTAACTTAGCAAGAGCAATGAAAAAATCTCCCATTTGTTGAAGACCTGTTCCTCCTTCTGTTACTGCTTTTATGGTGTCAATAGCTGCCCAAAGTACGATACCCGGAACGTCTCCAAACGGTAAGACAACGCTTAAAGTCAGAAGTAAAAGATCACCTAATGACATATTACGATATACATTTGTCCACCATGATTCATTAAAAATTGTATCTCGTAATGGTTCATATATGTATTTATTCCATTCATCTACAAATATACCCATTTTGTGATCTCTTAACCAATTTACTAATACTGTTTCGCTACCTTTAATCGTTTTGCCTAAATCATCAACAAGTTTTTTCCATTCAGGTGGTACCAAGATGTCATACGCCTCACCTGGAATATCTGCCATGTTTCCGTCTTGTTGACTACAGTACGTGGTTCCGTCGCCAGCTTCATGACATCTTGTGTTGAATATTCTTTCTAGATCCTTTTTAAAGTTCCACCACCAATCTTCAACTTCATTACGACCATCTGTAGGTCTCGCTTTTGTTTTAGGCCCATCATTACACATAAATGGATTTAATCCACTAAACATCCTTTTTATGTCAAATTGACATTCCAAATCTTTTTGACACGTTAAAGGGTATGTCTTCCATCCCTCTTCACATTGAAGATATCCACTACCTATTTTAGGTCTGATTATAAAAGAATATTTTTTGAATCCTTCTGGATAGTTTCCTCCTGTTTTACTTGATTCGTGTAATTCTATAGCATACTTTTGTTTTATAGCGTTGATTTTAGGTATTGGTTTTTTTGAAAAACATTTATCAGTATTTTTCTTACAGACTTTATATCCTGTTTTTTGTTTTTTAATTTCGTAAGGCATTATATATATTTACATTTTATATTTTTTTTATAATATATAATATATAAATGACATCGAGGTTATTATCTAGTAGAACCAATTTTAACAGCAATCCATTCCATATATATTATGATATTAATATGTTTAATGATGATTCAACAGGAAATTCATCATCCGTTCCAGTCAAATTCACAGAGACCAGAAATCAACCTATTTTACAAAATCCATCTGAATATTTTATGTCAGTCATAAAATTAAATATAGATACCGCATCATTACCAATAATGATCCCAGAAGTTCAGGTTGATGAACCTTCAAACGTAAACAAGACCATATATAAATTCGCTTTTGGAAAATATGGTGATGATGCTGGTGCCAAAGTGTTTGACGTCATCTTCAGACCTCAAGACTTAACACAAGTAGCGCCATCTCTACCAGTATCGTCAGCTGATACACATTCAGATTATTATTTTTTATATAGTTATCAAGCATTCATTGACATGATAAATAAAGCTTTATACGATGGATTCGTGACCAATACAGCGACTGGAATACAACCATATTTTACATTTAATAAAGAATCTAATAAAGCCTCAATATATTTTCCCCAATACGTGGCTCCAGCATCAGGAAACCCAACTTGGGGCGGTAATTACGTAGCAGGTAATACAACAACTTATTTTTTATATATGAATGCTCCATTATATAACCTTTTCTCATCATTACAGGCCGATTATGTAGGACAACTACCAAATAATGGTGGTATATCAACCACAACAACAAATTTTGGATGGTATCGTTTAACTGTTAACGCTCCACTCGGCGCAGTCGCATCATCATCATTCCAAAATAACTATTTAGGATTGAACGCCTCACTAGTTTCAGGTGGTATTTTACAAAGTGCTGAACCTTTTGTTGATGCTTTCAACTCTTATAATTACATCAGCACCACAGCATACCCTTCACCAGTTCTTTTTTGGTCTGTTCTTGCTCAGGATTACCCGACTACACCTTTATGGAATCCAATTCTTTCTTTAGTATTGACCACAGCATTAATGCCTGTCTGTTCTGAATTAACAGGTGTTCCTCAAATATATACAACTGGAGGACAAATTTTCAATCGTGGAGATAATAACAATATTTTAAATATCATAGCAGATATTGATCTCGAATTAAAACGTGGTGATGAATATAAACCAGTCGCAAGGTATGAACCCATATCTGAATATAAACTAATAGATTTACAAAGTAACGCACCAGTTAACAGCATAGAAATAAATTTATACTGGAGAGATTCGTATGGATCATTACATCCCTTTTTATTAGATACTGGAAACAGTGCCAATTTAAAAATAATGTTTAGAAAGAAACTTTATAACGTCAATCAATTAGTAAACCCTATCTAAAAATAATAAATTATTTAGTTTATTATTTTTTTATTTAATTAGTATATATATATCATGAGTAACGATTTCAAAAAAATTCTTCTAAAAGATGACAGATTAATGGTCACTGATAGCGTAAATTATGCCGTTTTTAAAGGTGGTCAAAACGTCGTATGTTCAACTCAACCAGCAATTTCACAATCCACCTCCGCGCTTACTTTTAATATACAAGTACCTTCAGAGTCCACCGTGGTAGATCGTAGATTACTTTGGGCACAAACTACTCAACTTACTTTCACATCCGCAAACGCAATTGCCTACGGAACCGATGTCGTCCTCGCCCCATTTCCTAACCACCAATTATGCTCTACATTACAAGCAACAATCAACAACAACTCCACCTCAATTAATATTCGTGATGTCTTACCCGCACTTCTCAAAATTGAAGAAGGACGTGAACTTCAAAGATTTTCTGGAACATGCCCCACCACATCAGACCAATTTTATAATTATACAGAAACTCAAGGAATACCTAACAACGTTACAGGATCATTCAACGTCTTAACATCAGACACAACTGTTCCTCGTGGTGCCTTCTACGGTTACAATATCGCAACACCCGGAACCGGAGTCAATTCTGGCGTAACCATGACAAGATCAGGAAATGCTGGCGCATATACATACGTACTTACATACAGTACAGCAGAACCTTTATTTTGCCCTCCTTTCATCTGGGGAGCTCCAATTTCAAATACTGCTGGTATCTATGGTGTCCAGAACATGAATTTAGTTTGTAACTTTGTCAATGGTAACCGTGCCATCAGATTTTTAACAGCCGAAGCACAAACCGGATTTTCTGGAACTGTCACTATCAGCAATATCACCAATGCCCGTTTACTTCTAAATTATTTGACACCACATCCTAGTGACCTTATGCCTGCGAGAAATGTAGTACCATATATGGAGTACCCAAGATACTTCAGTTCACCCGGAACAGAAGTCGCGCCTGGAGCATCCGCAACATTATCATCAAACACCTACAACTTAAATCAAATTCCTGATAAACTCATCATATTCGCACGTATCCCATCATCTACAACTTTAACACCATCAAATGCTGATGTATTCATGGCAATTCAAGGAATTTCAATCAACTTCAACAATAACGCCGGTATTTTATCAAGTGCTTCAATGGCTGACCTTTATAGGTATTCAGTTGAGGCCGGATGTACTCAATCATGGTCTGAATGGTGTGGACAAGTCTTTAAAGGTACCGCTCTAGCAAACTCAGCACAAACAATCAATGCCGCCGCATCTCCTACCGCAACTGTGGGCTCAGTTTTATGTTTAGATTTTGGACGTCATATTCAGCTGGTTGAAGATTTCTACAGCAGCGGTTCGCTCGGGAATTTTCAGCTCCAGTTCAATTTGAACGTATTCAACCAAAATACAGTTGCCAATACTGCCTTTAAACCTGAAATTGTGGTGATCACCGTGAATTCAGGTGTCTTCGTAACAGAGCGTGGCCAATCCAGCGTGTATACTGGAATCCTCACCAAGCAAGACGTATTAGACGCTTCTCAACAAGAACCATACGGTCAAATGATGATAAAACGTAAAGTCGGAGGAGCTCACCTTGATTCAGGAAAATCACTTCCCAAACGTATTATGCCTGCTATGAGTGGTATGGCTAAAATGTCCGAATCTGGAATGTCAAGTAGATTAATGTAAAAAATATGAATATAATATAGTTTTTTTATATATATAATATATATATATAATATGCCTATCGATACTCCCTATAATAGAAAAATCGCCAAAGAATTTAATAAAATGAATCGTGCCAAAGTTTCTTATTTAGATCACAGCTTACAGGATGTAATAGCAACACCAATTGGAAAATTTGCTGTTCCAGCATTTACTGGTGATAATATGATGATAAATGTTCAAAGATCAGTCGGTAGTGGTATGGCTCCATATGTTAAAGGTGGAGCCAAACCATGCCCTAAAGGTCATTCAACATGTACATGTAACTCATGCGGTGGTAATAATCCAGGATTAAATTTTAAAACTCGAATGGAGTTAAATTTAGGAGCTGGTAATATGAATCAATCAATTCCTGATAATTTAGTCCCAAATACTAGCGCCGGAAACCCTTCAATGACATCAAACACTAATGCCCACCTCTCCGGTGGTGCTAAACAAAAAGAATCCGGTATGCGCAGTAATTCAGGCGCCGGCGTTGATGGTCGTAAAGTCAGAGCAGAAATGGTCAAGAAAATAATGAAAGAAAAAGGATTGAACATGGTTGGTGCTAGTAAATATATAAAAGATAACAATTTATATAAAAAGTAAAGGGTATAGTAGCACTTCGTGCTTGCGCCCACCATAAAAATAATTATTTTATTATTTTTTAGGTGTAATTATGCTGGTGTTTTTTTGTCTTAAATTTCTATAATAATTTTCGGCTTATTAAGTTCTTTGTGTTCTTTGATTAGTTTTTTTAATAATTTATTTTTTTTAATTTGAACTTTTTGTTGCTTTTGTTGGTCGTTAATAACTATTTTATTAATTTTATTTACAGCATCAGCTGACAGCATAAAGTTACCAAAGACGTTAAAATTAACAGTAAACGGTGTAGTTATTAATTCTTCCATATATATTATAAATATAAATTATTTTATAATATGTCTTTCATTTGTCCTAGAACTTTTTTTATTTTCTAAGTACCACCTTCTACGATATCGTTGTTTAGCGTTTAAAGTTTTTTGATATTCATGTTCATCGTGTGTAATAGTCAACGGTCTTTCATGGGTTCTTCTAATTACTATTTTAAATTTTGTGCTGTCTTTATCAGGTAAGATTAAAGTTTTATAATCTGTAGGGTATTTATTCTCAAGTTTATCAATAAAGTTTAAGATATCCATTATTAGTAAGTATATTATTATATATCTATATTATTTTATTTGGAAATAATATAAATAAACTGTTGGGCGCGAGATTATTCCAGAATAATCTAGATTATGCTGGAAAAATAGGCCTATTTTTCCTAGAATTATATAGGAAAGGTTAGATTATTTCCCGATTGGAAATAATCCGCGCTTTCACGTAGTGAATTTATATCATTTTTGTTCTTTCTTAATTGTAATAGTAGATTGTATAGTTCCATTTCTAAAGATTCAGATGGTTCTTCAGTCTTTAATACTTCTTGAATTTTTAATTTGATTTTATCTATCAATACTTTTTTACTTTCCATGTTATATAATAAATAATCTAGATTATTTTTTTTATATAATACAATAATATATATATGGAACCATCAAAATATATTCTGCCACCAATCAGATCAACCAAGAACCAACTTTATAAAACCTATTATTCAGATGATTGTCAAGATGTTATTTTAGAACAGATCTTCCAAGGTCTTGAATATGCCAGATTTATAGATGTAGGCGCTGGTAATGGTAGAGACGGTAGCAATACCTTATTTTTTGAAGATTTCAATAATTGGGAGGGTATATGTATTGAATCAGATAAAAAATTATTTAATCAATTAAAGCTGTATCGTCCATCAGATATCAATTTAAATCTTAAAATAACAACTAATTTAGAAGATATAATGAAAAAATATAATTATAATAGAATTCAATTATTAACCTTCAACGTGCCCAATCAAATAGAAATTTTAAATTCAATGCGTGATTATGATATTGATTTAATAGAAGTAAAAAATAGAAGTAAAGAAGAGACAGAAGCAATTGTTTTTTTGTTGAATGGTAAAGGTTATAAATTGGTGGGAAAAACTGTAAAGAGTCTAATGTTTCTACACCATAAATCATTTTTTATGAAACAATTACAGAAATAAAATGCGCCATCATAAAGACACCATAAAATAATTAAATTAATAATTTTAAGGTGGGCGCAAGCACGAAGTGCTTTATTATTTAAGATGGCATGATTCAGACTCATTCATTGGATTAGAATCTGTTTCAGGCATTATCATGCTGTATTTAATATGTGGACGTACGACCGTCTCAAAATCTTCTTGTTTTATGACGTCTTCTACATCAGGATATTTATTATTATATGGTTTTAGTAGTGTTGTCGTATCGGCATAAATATATCCTATTTCTTGATTTAATTTTAACATTTTAAGCATTAGGTCATTTCTAACACCTATAAGTTCATTCATTCTATTAACCATACGCTGGACTTGATTCGCGCGCTTAAACAGTATAATATAAATAAACTAAATATTTTTATTCTATTATATCTATGAAATGAGCAACCACACCATCATAGTCTGTTTTTAATTTTTTTGTCTGATCTTTGAAAAAATCATGATAATCATTTAATGATTTATTAATATTTTTTAACCTAAATATGACATGACGTCCACAGGTATTCACACCCCTACGTTCAGCTTGATAATCTTCAGTATTATAAACAACATCTAATTTTGTTTTATCAAATAAATTAGATAAATATTTACCATCTATGCCGATGCTTTTTCTAACTCCATGATCAACCCAGTTTAATTCTTTATCAGGATATACACCATAAGGATCGTAAAACTCGATTCTATTTTTTTGTCGTAGGACACAACACCAATGTCCAGAATTTTCTGAATCTTGAAACAATATAATAAAATATGATTTGTCACGTGGTAATAATTGCTCTATGGTCTGATAATCTGGTAATTCATTGTACATGACGATTCTGGCTGATGGTAAATATTTTTTAATTTCGGCATCACTTAAAGGATGTTCTATTATTTCTTTTTTTGACATAATATATAATATATATTATAAAAAAATTAAGTTGGAGGGGGTTGTGCTACTACTATAGTCGACGTTGTTGAACTATTTCCGTACGCATTTGTAGCGTAAACACTAAATTGAACACTATCTCCTGTTCTAATTACGACAGTATTACCGTATAAAACTGTATACGGTGAACTACTTATTGCTACAGGGGCACCATTTGTCAGATCAGTTATATTATAAGCGTAACTTGTTGCTGATACTTCAGATGTCCACTGGAAAACGTAATTATAACTACCAAATAGATCTGTTAATTCAGCATTAATAATTGTTGGTGCTGGTGGTGCTGATCCACCAGTTGCCCCAGTTGTTCCAGTTGATCCAGTTGATCCTGTTGTTCCCGTTGATCCCGTTGATCCCGTTGATCCCGTTGATCCCGTTGTTCCCGTTCTTCCAGTTATTCCTGTAAATCCAGTTATTCCTGTTATTCCTGTCGATCCTGTTGTACCTGTTGATCCTGTTGCTCCTGTAGGCCCTATTAGACTGATTAAATAAGGTAAAACATCGTGTAAAGTATTCTGATGTCTTGCTCCTCTTGGTATTCCCCATTTACTCATTTATATATATATTAATTTATATTAAAAATTTCAAGTTTCATTATTATTTAAAGGGTTTTTTATCGGGTTTATTTGTCCATCTGTTTTAGGTGTACGATCCTCCTCTGCTGTGAAGGAACAACACGATGAAATTATTTTTATGCGGTGAGTATTGAGATATTTGAATATGTATAATATTAAAATAATACCAATTCCACCACCAGCACCAACCAACGCATTTATTGGATCCATTTATATAATAGTATCTAAAAAAATATTTAGTTTATTAAGTGTTTCTAAATTAATTTCATTTAAATTAAAATAGATTCCATTTGATTTTTGAGTATAATTGATTTTATTTTCCTTTAAAAATATAAAAATTGATAGACAATTATTTTTATCTTTTATAAGGTCTATTTTAGACAATATGATTTTCTTTAATTGAATAGTATTCATTTTATATAATTGTTTTATATAAAAAAAATAAAAAATCTAAATCAAGACATTAGTTTCCTCCGATGGATCATCTTCAGTCTCATCTTGTCGTATTGTTTTAATGACATATCTTAAAATATTATTGCCATCATCACCTATAATATGGACTTGATTTGTCTGGTCTATTGTTTTTAGATGGTATATATAAGATTTAAGAAAAGACAATGATTTTCTTTTTTCTTCCATGGTGTCTTTTGACATCATTAATAAATCTTTTTCATGTTTAATTAATAAATAGAGTTGGTTTTTAACTAGATTGATCATGACCTTATTGGCTCTAACATTTGAATTATAAACTCCAACGATGGCATTTGTAAATGTATCAATTAATACGAAATAAAATTTTATGTGGGCATTTACGTCTATTTTAGATGATGATTGACCTTCGTTTTCTTCAAATTTTACTGCTTTAACAACTTGAGTTTCCATATATATATAATCTAAATATATTTTTTATTTTTAGATTTTTTATTATAAAAATATTGTTGGGTGGGGAGTGAAATAGTTAGGGGTGTATTTCAAAATTGCCTAAGGGGTCTCTAAATGTGCGATTTTATTGCCTTCTTTAGATACCCATCTTAATTTAGCATTATTTAAATGATAAGTTTGCCAGTATTCACACCATGGGCTATCTAGAACATAGTTCATTTTATCTAAATTATAAGAATATTTAATTTTTTCATTTGTATTCATAACGACATTCATCCAGTAATCTTTTAGTTTATGAAATGGTATTGTATGGTCTACTTGAGCATCTATATCTAATTTTTGATCTGGAATTACTGGGCAAGTATCAAATGGATTCAATGTGTTAGTATTACGAAAATTTTGAATTTGATCCTCTATTGCCTGCCTTAATGCTCTTGTAAGGTTTGATTTTTCATTCTTATTACCTCCAGATAATCGTTGAATAGATGTAGGATACCAATTATTATTTATTTTAATATTAAAATTTTTATTATTCCATCCATTATAATCAATAGAAACATTCGATATATTCCAAGGATTAAATTTATCTTCACCTTCATCAGGTGAATAATATTTAGAAAATATTTGTTTAAAATGTTTAGATTCAGATTCTGATAGTTCACCTATTCCGTTATTTTTAAGATAATTTGACAGCAAGAGCTTACGATCTTTTTGAGTTTTTGTTGTTATAATAATTTCAAGAGACATTATTATAATAACTAAATATTATTTTTTTGATTTTCTAATAATATTTTAAATAAATGTTTACGGCTTTTTAGGTGCTTACTTTTTGAATAGTATGAATATACACCATCACAAACAGAGCATTTGACAGATTCAAGATTTTCTTTTTTTTGAGCATAATAATTTTTATTATATTGTTTTTCTTCAGCTTTTACATCATCAATAGGTCTATTTTTTGGCTTGGCTCCACGTTTTTTCAATTCCTTAATTAATACCTGATCTAGTTCATTAATTTCTTCTTGGGTGGGAGTTAACACCATAAAATCAGCTTCTTGTATTTCAGATGATTCTAGAACATCTTTCTTTGTGATTAGAGATTTTAAAAAAGTATTCATTTAACTATAATATATAATACTATATATATTTATTTCTTTATATAGATTTTGATTTAAAAATATAATTAATGACACCATTTAAATAAATAATTTTATTAAAATGGTGTGAAAATGTAAGTTAGGTGTTTTTAAATTCTTACACTTTTTAAGAAAATTGTATATAGAGTTTACTAAAAACTGTAAGAATTTAAAAAGGCTAATTGATTAAATCTTCATCATCAATAAATCCGTTTAAGGGTGTCTTATGGTGTATTTCATATAACTCTTTGATTTCAGGTGTGAATTCCATGTCTGATATTCTAAAGCCTTCAATCGTAAAGCCTTTAAATTTTAACAATTTAACAATCATCATGTCTTCTTTTTTATATTTAAAATCATTGTAATTTTCTTTTATATATTTATTAGTGTCTTCTGATACCTTAATTTTTTTAAAATCTAAATCTATTAGATCACAATTATTATCTTCCTCTATCTTCTTGACCAAATCACAATTTAAATTTTTATATGCTGTTTCCAACCTATAATTCCAAATAAAATTTCTTTCATCATCATCAAGTTTATGAAATTTTTTATTAAAGTAATATTTAGCAATTTGAAATTTTTCTGTCATGGTAGCATTATAAGACCATACATTATTTTTTTCAATTTCATTAGCTTTAATATCATCTAAATTATCAATCTTACTGTATGGCATTAACATCTTACTAGTAAATGTATCATTGATAAATTTAGGACATTTTTTTTTCATCACCTTTATCTGATGTCTTTTATAATTTGTTAAATCACAAAATTTAAAGAATGAAGGCATAAATTTAGCTGTCTTTTCTACAACTAAATGATCTATCAGACCATTATAGACTAGATCTAATTTACTTTTATAATAATCATTATATTCATAAATATGTTTATCTTCTTTGTCATGAAAATATAACTCAATTATAGAATCTTTTGGATTTCTTATCCTCATACTGGTCTGAATGACATCTCTAGGATTATTAGTCATACCAGAAATAAATAAATATACTTTGTCAAAATCATCTTTTTCATAATTTACCCCGACAGTGATTGATGATGTGGTTAAGATCACATCATGCTTCATCCATTCTTCATTTACATTATACAACGTTTTTTTATCAGTATCATTTTTATCAGCATGATAAACCATGATACTCGGTTTACCTTGACATCTCTTCATTAATTCATATCTAAATTCTTCAATTGATAAATGACCGTTTGATGAACCCTTAAAACTGTAAAAAATAAATAATTTCTTCTTATCATCTATATCTTTGATTATTTTATCAATTGTTTTTTGATAGGTATCATTTTCCACTAATTTTCTTTCACGTTTTTCGTAGTCTGATGAATAAGTAATAATGTCATTGATATTTAAACTTTTTAAAAAATTGATTGTTTTTGTGGTGGTGAAAGCATCTAACAAAATTATTTTTTTACAATTCTCAAATAAGGCCTTGAAATTATAAAAATTGTTGTTGAGGTTCTTTATATGGGTTTCACTGTCCCACGTATTCAATACACTTTCTATCTCATCTATAACCAATACATCATATTTAGATGTATTTTCTAAATAGTTTAAACTTTCACATTCTAATAACAAATTTTTAGCTTTATTTATTTTAGTTTTTTTTATTTCTCTAGATGTCCCACAATCTAAATAATTTACTATCTCCATTTTTTCTTTTACAAATCTTTGATGTGTATTCATAACTAGAGCTTGACGAGGTGATAACCAAATAAAACTTTGTTTACTCTGCTTTAAATACTCAACTGTTGCCCCAGTCTTACCGCCACCCATCCCAATATTAAAAATTGCCACCTTATTAGGTGTTTCAAAATGTTTCATTTTAATATCTGCCGTTTCATACAATATATTTCCGATTTTATCTTTTACTTCTAATACTGGTATGTTTTTGCTGTCAATATCAAAACTTTTGATAAAATTGGCGGTTATATGGTCTTTAAGATCATTAATATTAGGATAATAAACAGATAATAATTTAATTACATAACCTTTATTTATTTTAAATTTGGTGTCTTTAGCGTGATTGTTCCAGTAGTATAAATATCTTTGTCGTCTGTCGGCGCTATCCTTCTTTTTCTTGTTCCATTCCCAAAATTCATCAAATGTCAAACCGTTCCAATAACTAAAATTACTCAAGTTTACACAATAATTATGGTGTAAATTGTCATCTATAGGCATCATATATAATAATTTCTTAGATTCATTTAAATCTGTAGGCTTAAATTCTTTGTAAAGTTTAGCATTTTTTTCAGGTGTTAATTTAGGTAGTTTGTCAATTAATATTGATTCTTTTTCATACGATAATTTAAATTCATAAGGCTTAGCACTGGGATTTATGAAATTATTTATAAAATGATTTGTTTTTATTTCATCTTCTATTATTAACTGTTTTTCACGGTCTGGTTTAGATTGATTTATCATTTTCATAGCCCTGTTTTTGGTGTAAACCTTATCATCAAAATATTTGTTTTCATTTTCTTTGATATATTGAACTAAGTTTTTAAGATCTATTAATTGGCGTTCATTTTGAATAATATAATCATTTAGGACTATATGGTATGAATTTTTAGTATCTGTCTCTGAACCACTAATTGACATTTTAGGATTATCAAAATGTTTATTTATGATATCTTTTACAGCTGTAAGATTACATTCTTTAGGATCTTTTCCATCAACATCAAAATATATCTTTTTGGGGAAATGGTGTAAGATTTCACAAATATTCGAATTTTTACTATCTATCAAAGGTAAGATTTCATTTATTTTTATTTTTGTAAACATTATGTTTTTTCCATATGTCATTTGTAAAATCTGCTCATCGTCTTTTATACCATCTAGCAATTGATTCATGCTACCAGTATGACCTAGCCACCTATATCCATATATTATTTTTTCATATGTTGTCATATAACTATATTATATATATATTTATATAATAATGTTTCTTTAAATCCTTTTAAAACTAAAGATTTATTTCTTTAAGTGACACCATAAGACCTAAAATTATTTCATTTATTTTTTAATTATACCAGTATTTATTTTTTAGGTCTCTGGGGAAACTTACAGTTTTTAGTAAACTCTATATACAATTTTCTTAAAAAGTGTTGAATTCCCCAGACACCTAACTTACATTTTCATACCATTTTAATAAAATTATTTATTTAAATGGTGTCCTAAAACATCTTAAATTTCCGTAAATGATGGCTTCTTCTTTTTGTGACCTATTTTCTTTTTGCCTTGACCTCTTGCGCGTCTTCCTTTTACAATTGGGTTACTAAAAGACTCTTCTTCAGCGTCATAAACTCTTAGTTTTTTTGGTTTTACTTCTTTATTTATCAGTTCTTTTATTTCATCTTCCATTTCGTCTCTAGTTTCTAATTTTTCAACTTCTTTTACTAAAGCATCATCACCATCTTCCATATACTCACTAGTAACACCGACACCTCCATATTGTGAAAGTATTCTATACACTAAATAATATTTTATAAAATCTAAACGTTTATCTTCTACCATCTCATCAGGGTATTCTTTTAATAATTTCTCAAATGTATCTTTTAAAATTCTTTTTCCGTCAGCATTCATTTTTTTATGTGCTTTTTTTACGACTGGATCGGTATAAAAATCCATTAAATCTTCTTTTATACCAGCACCCTCTTTCTCAGAATCAGATGATGATTCATCTTCACATACCATCCCTCCACCTAATTTTTTTAAAAGTTCTTGTCTTTTAGTGCTTACATTAGATTTTGTTAAAATTCCGCTTCCCTCACTTTTAACGTTGACTCTACTCTTTGGATTTTTAAGGACAAAAGGCGCCTTACGTGGATCAGGTCTGACCAATCCTTCTTTTGGTTTTTTGAGACCTTTAAAAGATTCAGCAGAAAATTCATCAGCCCTCATCTTTTCGATGTTCATGGCCTTCTTTCTACGATTTCCTCCGACCGTAAATGATGTTTTATCTTTGGCATGATCTAATATCTTTTGTTTAAGGTCTTTACTTAAATTTTTATTAAATGGTTCGGCTTGTAATATGGAGTTAAGTTGATTATCCATTTCATTTCTAAAAGTTCTATTAAATCTACCATCAGCCTCATATCTATCACGATCGATATATTTATTAATTAAATTATTAACATCATTTAAGACTACAGGATAAAAAACTGCTGTATTTTGTTGTGATGAAGGTCTTTCATCTCCAAAAGCATTCCAGTTATCAATAGTTCCATTTAATGCGTCTACTAATTTTTTAATTTCGGAAGTAAAAACTGCCCCGCTTACATTTGGTAAATCTGGAAGTTTTGTCCCTTCACTACCTACATCAGTAAACATTGTTCCCTCATCAGCATGATTCCATATCAAATTGTATAGTTTTGCGTAAGCATCATTTACGATAGCCATTGAGGACTTCTTGGATTCATTGATATTTTTCCCAAAATCCATTTTAAATCGATTATATACTTGTCTTGGGAACCATTTCTGTCCTTTCATTAAATATTTAATTAGTTCATCAGCTTCAGGTCTGATACGATCAAATATGATTCTTTCTGTGACTTTTTGCTTTAGATCTTCCATTTGTTCAAATTCATCATTATGTCCAGTCATTATTTTTACTAATCTTTCAATTTCTTGAGTAAATTCAAATGGTGAAGGAACTTTCACATCTTTTCCCTCGTTCCATCGTGTCCCCTTGTCGTAGTTATCCCAAATTTCGGTTTTAATTCCATTTAATACATTATTCCCACCGATGGCGTCTAAACTAATTTCACCTTTTACATTTAAACCACCTTTTCGTCCTGTCTCTAATAAATCAAGAACACTATTACAAATATTCGCAATTTGTGAATATAAAGTTGTTAAATTTGAGCTTTCTGATTGATCCCAATCATCATAAATAGGTAGGATTTCTTTTAATTTAGCAGTAATATCAGCCTGTAACTTATTTCTATCTTTGGCAGGTTCAACTGGTTTATCATCTGGTTTAGGTGGTTCAACAGGTTTATCATCTGGTTTAGCTGGTGGTAGTACTGGTTGAGTGGAAGGTTGAGGAAGATTAATTTCAGGCATTCTATCCAATAACATCTTTTTCCAGACTGGATCTAAAATACCGGCATGTAATGCTTGGACTTCATCAGGTCTTGTCTTAAAGATGGCTTTAAATAGTGGTATGATGGCAGTAGCTGATGATTCTTGTTTTACTTTTAATTCATCATCTGAGGCAGTTTTTTGTTGATTTTTCATATAAACACCATATTCCTCAGCTATTATTTGCTGGGCATTTATAATCATAGGTTGAATATCTTCTTTTTTCTTTTGTCCTTCTGGTGCTACTGGTTTTAAAACTGTTTGACCTGTATTAGGGTCAACAACGAATTGAAAGCCTTTTGGTGCTACCTTTTGGGTTTCACCTGTTGAGACAGATTTATCTTTATCAAGGATTCTATTTAATTCATAAATAGATTTACCTTGTAGAAGGTCTGTTTTTTGTAAAATTTCTCTTTGGAACTCATGAATTTTATGATTAATTTTCTCATATTGTATTTTACCTAAATTTTTATTAGTTGATAATTTGATATACGCATTTCTTTTAAGATATAATTTTTTCAATTCGTTTTGTAATGATACAACTGGATTTAATGTTCTATTATATAAATCTTTTTTTCCATAACCGTCAATTGTTTCATCATTAACAAAAAATAAATAATCATTTAATGCTGTTTCTAGTGGATAATTTTCTAACACAAGATTTTTTATTTCTTTTACTGTTTTATTATCTAATTGAGAAATAAAATTTTTAGTGTCTAATTCATCATCTAAATACGATAAATATTCTTTTACTAAATCAACAACTTCTTTTTTTTTAATGTTTCTGGATAATGATTCTCTTTCATAAAATTCTAAATCTTTATTATCTTCACCAGTCTTATCAAAATTTATTGCTCCTTCTGATCTTCTCAATTTTTCTCCGTTTCTTACTCGTCTATCGAAATCGCTGTATATTCTTTTTCTATTTTCATAAGTTACATCATCATACTCGTTTTCTAATGCTCTAATTTGATTATTTTGATTTCTTTGAAAGTATTCATCGGCTATTTTTCTTTTTCTATCATTAATATCGATAGTCTTTCCATAAAATCCAGATTTTAAATTATCAACTATATCTTGTAAAAACACTGTATATCTGATTATAGTTTTTTCATTTAATAATATAGCTTCATCAGGGTCATCAGAAACATATAGTTCATCAACTCTTTTTCTCAATCCTGTTAATAATTCTTCTAATGCTGGAATTGCTGAGTCGATTTTACCTTTTATTTCTGATAAGGTGGTAGGGTTAAGCTGTGATGTTCCTTTAGATGTTGTATCAATTAAAGTTTTATAGGCAACCATTAAGGCATTATAACTAAAAAATAAATCATTTAATGGATTTTTTTTGGCTTCTTCTAAATTTGTCTCGGCATCTTTGATTGATTTTTTAAACTTTTCAACATTTTTATTTATATCAACTAAAGTTAATTTGTCTCCTTCTGTTAATCTTTTTCTTTCTTCTTGGAGTTGTTTTACACCATTAAATTGACGTGTGATGACTTGTGATTTAGCATTATTTAAATTTTCATCATTGATTAATTCTCTGTATTTATTCCACGGATCCCAGTGAGCAGTTGTTTTATAAAAACGATCTAATGAAGTGTTAAACTGTGGCATTTATTATATACTATAAATATATATTTTTTATTTGGGATTCTATAATCTCCAAACATCTAAATTAATTAAAATAAATTAATTAAAATAAATTGATTTTTTTATTGGTGAGCCGATGGTGTAAGATATTTTTAAATTTTAGTGTTTTCATACCTTAAAATTAATCTCTAAGGTCTGTATCATGTTTTTTTGATCCATTTAAGTAACTATAAACACGAGCATATGCCCAATTTTCTTTTGAAAGTTTTAATCCCATCGGCGCATCTATTCCCTTTTCAAAAGTTCCCTTCATTCTTACAGATCGAGGATTTGTTTTGTAAGCACCAATCCCACGATTATAAACTTCTTGTAAAGTAGATAGAGGTATTTTAGATATTTTAGACAATTCTTCTAAAGAATAAGATTTATCTTCAAGTTTATGTTTTTTTAAAAATTTTAATCTATGAGTAGATTTACCCAATCCAAGAATTCGAGACTCTACAATATTACCTAAAACAGGTATGAATCTAATTAATTTTTGGCTTATATCTGGTAATTGATTAATAACGTGTATGGTGTCTTGATATGTAAATTTTTTATTTCTTTCATTCCATAATCCCATTGTTTCTAATAACATTTTAACGAATCCTTGACAATTATTGTTGAATCCATCATAACTATAAAATCTATAATTTCCAACAGTTGTACGTGTATTATTCACTAATTCGTTTAGTGTTATTGGGTCAGGTGTTCCGGCTGCCATGTATTCAGTAAATTCATTATTACCACGTAAATCATCAAAAATATTTACTCTTGCCCTTTTTTCTAGCTGTATCTGGTGTAATTCTCCATTTTCATCATATAAATTAGTTATTAGTCGTAAATGAAAGAAATGATCATATTCAGAGCTTATTTTATCCCATTCTCCCAAACTAATCAAATTTAAGGCAGTTTTTATTTTATCAGATAGTGGTGTTCTTGTCAGCATAACACTATGAATTTGTAAATTTCCAAATCTTTCTAAGACTTTTATTGATTCATGGGGAAGATTCTCGTAATCTGGCGATAAATCAATAAATCCTGCTATTTTTAGATCATGTTTTTGATCATTTATTTTTTTGAGCGCTTACCTCCTGATTTTATTTTTTTATACGCATCTATAATGTCTCTCTTTAATTGATGGTCTTTTAATCCTTCTAAATCTACGGTTATTAAATATTTACCATCTTTAAATTTTCTTAATTTATTTATTAATGCTGGTTTCATGGCGTTAATATTTGTAGTATATGTATATTCTGCCATTGTTCCAGCTGTTTTTTGATCATATAAATTATTAAAATTTTGTACATCTGATTTGACGTCAGAAATAGATTGACTTATTTGTTGCGTTTGTGTTGGTTCTACTACAACATCAGGCTCTTTTTTAGTTTCGGCACCAGTATCAGCACTAGATGGTGCCTTTGTTTCTCCTTTATCATCAGCACCAAGAAGTCCGGTGATCATGTTAATTTTTCCATTGATTTCTTTGGCTGCGTCAGTTAGATTACGAGCAACAAGCGCCGCACGTCTTGCGTCACTCATACCTTCAACTCCATCAAGTAATTTTTTGATATTTTTAGCATTACCTAAAAGTCCGCCTTCCATTGCTGTCTCTCCAGCATAAGCCCCAGCTTCAGGGATTAAACCGAGTAAAAGATTGGCCACATTTTCAACTGATGGATTTTTACCATTGGCGAGGTCAACAATCATATTTCCAATGTTTTCGACCTGTGTAGCATAGTAAGCACAACCAGGTCCACAACCCGCAAGTGCTGCCACTTTTAGCGCTGCCGAAATTAATACAATATAAGTTTTAGGGTCTGACATTGTCTTTTTCCACCATTCACCACTATAAATTGTATCTTTTAATTTCTGATTTATTGGTTTATAGACCTTCTCAACCCATAATTCTTCGGGAACATTAAAAACTTTTAATAAAACACGTCCAGCATTTTCAAGGTTTTTTTTATCATTTTCTAAAATTTTTCGCTCGTAATCGGTGAAA